AAAAGAGGATTTCTTTTAACTGAAGCAATCAAAAAATATGGAGAAGATAAGTTCTTTATTGAATTGATTGAAGAAGTTGACTCTGCTGGAAGAGCATATGAATTAGAGCAGTATTACATTAAAGAATATAATACCAAAGTTCCTTATGGTTATAATTTAACTGATGGTGGTGACGGCATTTTTGGTTGGGAAGTAACCGAAGAATATCGTCAAGAATGTTCCGAAAGAGTTAAGCAACTTCATAAAGAAAAAAAAGTTGGTATGTACGGTAAGAATCATAGTGATGAAACAAAAAGAAAAATGAGTGTTGCCTCAAAAGGTAAATCAAAACCTTGGTTAATTGGAAGAAAACTGAGTCCAGAATCTATTGAAAAATTGCGTCAAATAAATCTTGGTAGAGTTCTTAGTGATGAAACTAAGAAAAAAATTAGTGAAAATCATCACGATGTAAATGGAGAAAATAATCCTATGTATGGAAAAAAGCACTCCCCAGAAACTATTGAAAAGTTAAAAGAAAAGGCAAAAAATCGTCCAAAGAGAGTTTGGATTAATAATGGTATTGAAGAAAAACTTATGAATATTGACGAATCCATACCTATGGGTTATAATAAAGGAAGAGTGAGGTCTTAAATGTTTAATCATCTTGATAATGTACTTCCTCAACTTGAAAGAGAAACAATTGATGGAGTCCGATATTATTCCGTACCCGATGAGGACCAACTGCTCAAGTTGGTCTCTATCACTTCCGTAACCAGTCATTTTAATAAGGAAATTTTTGTTAAGTGGAGAAAAAAAGTCGGCACAGAAGAGGCTGACCGTATCACCAAAGCAGCAACCAGTCGTGGAACAGACCTACATACTTTAGTTGAGAACTATCTTTATAATAGGGACCTTCCTCCAGTTCAACCCATATCAGATTTTCTTTTTAAGATTGCTAAATCAGAACTGAACAGGATTAATAATATCTACTGTCTGGAAGGGGCTCTATATAGTAAACAACTTGGTGTGGCAGGTACTACTGATTGTATTGCCGAGTTTGATGGAGAACTTGCCATCATAGACTTTAAGACTTCTAAAAAACCAAAACCAAGAGATTGGATTGAGAATTATTTCGTTCAGGCGATGTTCTATGGAATGGCACTCTATGAGATGACTGATATTAGAGTCAAAAAACTAGTCATCATTATGGCGTGTGAAAATGGTGAATGTGTTGTTTATGAAGAGAGAGACCTGAACAAATATATGAAACTTGTTGTGGAATATATTAAAAAGTTTGTGAATGATAAACTTGAACTAATGTCTATTTGACTAATTGATTATTTTATTTTATACTACATATTATTACTCTTAAATTATGGCAAATATATTAGAGACATTTCTAGAAATTAATATAGAATCTATGGAACAAACGGAAACGAACAAAGAATTAGAAAAAGCAATAGAGGATAAGTTTCTTACTCCTTCCAAGTTTGCTTTAGAAATTGAAAAAATAGTTGCGGAAGAAAACTGTAATTATATTGATGCTATTTGTCATTATTGTGAAATCAACGGTATTGATGTAGAATCGGTTACTAAATTGATTTCTAAACCTCTTAAAGAAAGATTAAAGTATGATGCGATTAGTCTTAACTTTATGAAGCGAACTTCTAAAGCAAAATTGCCTATCTGATGTCACCATTTGAAACTTATCAGGCATATTTGGGAATCAAGAATCATTTCACCAATCCCAAATATGATTACTTTAAATATAAAAAAACAAGAGCAACACTTACATCATTTAATAAACGCAAAGACCGGTATTTTTTCGAGAAAAGTTCTCGTAAATATTCGGACAAAGAAATAGTAGATTTTCTAGTATCAAACTTCGTGGCAGCAGACAGTACAAGTAACTTATGGATTGGCGAAATTATTAATTCTGGAGAAAGAAACTACCAAGAATGGATGAAAAGACAACAGAGTCTGACTTACTTATTCAAGGAGCAGTCAACAGAATTGTTCTCTCAGACAAAATTGGAGAATGTATTTGACTGCTCAAAAGGTCATCCAATTCTTCTCAAAACATTTCTAAAAGGTGAACTAGTACCTGAAATAATGGTAATTTATGATATAATATTTTCGTATATTAGTGAGTTTGATAAGAAACTTCTGGACCCTGTATGGGAAACCGTAAGTTTAAAAATCAAGAAATACAAACCTTTTCTAAATACAGACATATTCCAGTACAAAAAACTTTTACGGGACATTATAAATGAGTAGTTTTTTTGATTCTGATATTATTCAGGATGAACTAAAAGAAATTAACGAACTTCAGGAGTTTATATACAATAGTATTTTAACTTTTGGTATGATGCCTCGTGAAGATAAGCTGGAACATATTGATAAGATGACACGACTGCTTGAAAAGCAGAGAATTATGTATACCAGACTTTCTCTTTCTGATGACCCTCAAGCAATTGAGATGAAAGAGAATCTGAGAAAGTCCGTTGCTCTGATGGGATTTCCACCGGAGACTGATATGAGTATTCTTTTCAGTAGTATGACAAAAACCATTGAGTCGCTCAAAAACTACCTTGACTGATGAGCGATTTTTTGCTATAATATCTAAGTAAATCTCCCGAATCCAAACTATCCGAGGTATCTAAAATGGGCTTTGCTGACCTTAAAAAACAATCTAAACTTGGTTCTCTCACCGAAAAACTGGTGAAAGAAGTTGAAAAAATGAATAATTCTGGTAATTCTGTAGATGAACGTTTTTGGTCTTTGACCGTAGATAAAGCGCAAAATGGTTATGCCGTCATTCGTTTCCTTCCTGCTCCTGATGGTGAAGACCTACCATTCGTCAAAGTCTATTCTCACGCCTTTCAGGGTCCTAACGGTTGGATTATAGACAATTGCCTCACTACTCTGAATCAGAAGTGCCCTATCTGTGAGCACAACTCTGGTCTCTGGAACTCCGGTATGGATTCCAATAAAGAAGTCGCACGTAAGCAGAAGCGTAAACTGACTTATGTAAGCAACATTTATGTGGTGAAAGACCCTACTAATCCTGAAAACGAAGGTAAAGTCTTTCTGTTCAAGTATGGTAAGAAAATCTTTGACAAACTCACGGAAGCGATGCAACCCGAGTTTGAAGATGAGACTCCTATTGATCCGTTTGACTTCTGGACCGGTGCCAACTTCAAACTGAAGGCAAAGAATGTTGCCGGTTATAGGAACTATGATTCTAGCGAGTTTGCCTCTCAGGGTGCTCTTCTGAATGATGATGATGCTATGGAAGCAATCTGGAAGAAGCAGTATTCTCTTGCAGAGTTTGTTGCTCCTGACCAATTCAAGTCCTATGAGGAAATGAAGAAGCGTCTTGATTCCGTTCTTGGTGGAAAGTCTACTCGTGTTGATTCTGAAGTTGAGGATGAGGATGACTATCGTGGTCCTGCTCCTTCTTTGACCGAAGACCTGCGTAGTGAACTCAATAATCTGAAACCGACTCGCCCTGTTGAGGATGATGACGATGATGATGCACTCTCATATTTTGCAAAGTTGGCATCTGACGACTGATTCATAATACACCAAAGGGGAGATTTTTCTCCCCTTTTTTATGGCATCGTGATTCTTGTGTTTTCGGTACGGATTAGTTTCTTATCAACATATTGAGAAGATTTATCATAATACATAATCTTTCTCATATCATTTAAATATTGTTGTAGATAATCAGGTCTCAGTAGATATATCGTTCTTTTTTCTATGTTCTTTCTGGTTTCGTATTCATAATTACTAATACCAACAACAGGATTTAAAGTTTGTATAGGAATATTAGGGTCTGGAATGGTAAAGTTTGAATCTACAATTTTACCGGACGGAAGGATTAATCTTCCATTAGAATCTTTGATTTCTGTGGTTTCGTAGTGATGAACCGCATTTAAGTCATTTCCATAAACATTTTCGGCATATCTGTATAAGTCTCTATCAGAAAGAGGCCATTCATTTCTTACATTTACAATACCGGCAGTCATAAGAACCACCCAGTCATAATCTGCCTTGCCATAAACTTCTTCTGCAACAGTATCAGGTCTTGCACCTTCTGGAATCTGATACTTATTAAACAGAGTGAAAACATTCTGTAAGTCATCACGAAGTTTTACCCGACGAAATAGATTCTTTGCTCTTACATAATTCTGTGAGGAATTACTATCGGCAAAAGGTGATTGATACTCTAGGTCTGGTAATTCTCTAAAATAAGACATATTAGTAACCTACTGCTTGTTGTCCAATACTACTATTATAATCTTCATTATAAATCGGATTGAGTTCGGTAAAACTAAGAGACAATTTCATATGAACCGGAGTTTTATCAGCATAAGTAGCATATGAACCTGAACCCGTATAATTCATACCCATACTCGTCAAAGCACAGGGTTTGAATTTGTTTAGGTAAGGATGGTCCTGACTTCCACTCTTATATTTTAGAAGGAAAATATTTGGTGCTGAAATGAATAAACCAGCACCTTCAGTATTGCTACCAGTTTTTGGTGCCATAGATTGCTTAAAGATTCTTATAATTTCTTTAACAACATTTGATTCTTTTTCATCTCTTGGAGCAAAATCAAAATCAAATTGAAAAGTCCTTAGATTGACACCACTGAAAAGTAATTCTAGATTTGGATTTAAAACTTGACCCGATGATCTCGATAGAAGTGCAGTTGGATTTACACTTCCATTTGATACACTATTTACTAATGCGGAACTAAATGCATTTATTACTAAATCTTGCCCTCCCCCCTGAGTTAATACTTGCATACCAGTTGTACCTAAGTTCTTAATAGCATCAATAGTGCCTTCCCCAAATCCTTTAGATTTAAGAATACTTCCTGCTGCTTCTACACCTGCAGCAGCGAGAGGATTTAAACTATCATCACCCCAATTGACCTGATTTGTATCTCCAATATTTGATGGTATTGGTAATTGTATTGTTTGTCTTGCTTTCTGCTTGGAATTTTTTTCTGTTCCTGTTGCTAATTTAAGATTGTTTACTCCAGTTTCGAGTCCCGGAGGAACATACTCAATCACACCTATTTCTAGGTAATCGTCATTTTTACCAATACTCTTCTGTGGATATCTAAGAGGTGCCGCAGACGAAGAAAGTTTGGCAGAAGCAGATCCAGCAATTCTTTCCGCATTTGGTGATAAACTTCTTGATATGTTAAATCCGTTTACCATTTATCTTTTTTAGTTATTTATCTTGATTTGTCCAAAAGGTATTCTTCTTAAATCACCAACTTCATTTTTATCCACAATATGTAGGGG